AAGCAAGGAATGGCAAAAGGAGGTGGTCTCAATAGCCAGGAGAAGAAAGGTGCAGGACCCAAGCCTGCCCTGGCCAACAGACCCGAGTTTAGAGGACCTGACGGACAGCACCCCATGCCTAATGGGAAGTGTGCAGTCAAGGACTCCTGGGCTATCCCACCCGTACTTTCGGACAAACCTGATGCTTCTAGCGGAGCAATTCCTAAAGCTCAGAGAAAACCAGTGGCTTCAACCAATGGAGCCAATGGAGTTCGAGGAATGGGTGGAGCGGTTCCCCGACCACAAGCGTGTGCTGTTGCGGCAGGCGCGAGTGGAGGCGGAGAAGGACGGCCTAAGCAGTAAAGATGCTGTGATGGCGGTCTTCATCAAGACGGAAACCAGTACGACCGCTACTGATCCCAGGAACATCAGCCCGAGACAGCTGAAGTTTCTTTCCGTCTTGGGGCCATTCGTGGCCGCGATCGAACGAGCTGCCAAGAACTGTGAATACCTTGTGAAAGGGCGCAACCCAGAGGATAGGGGAGCGCACATCTCACAGTATTGGAGAGGAGCTGTGATTGAGACCGATTTCTCTCGATTTGACATGACAGTTTCCCTAGACATCATACGTCACGTTGAAAGACGCATGTTTCGTAAGGCATTCCCCAAAGGAACGCACGCCATCCTTGATGAGCTCTTGCCCTTGCTTGAGACTCTACAGGGTGTCAGCGCGATGGGGGTCCGGTATTCAGTGGCCGGTACACGTGCTTCAGGCGATGCCCACACATCTATCGCAAACGGGGTGGTCAACCGTTTTGTGATATGGGCTTGTCTGAGAAACATGGATCCAACCACCTGGGTCAGCTTTCACGAGGGAGACGATGGCATAATCCACTGCGATAAAGCCGTCAAGAGAGAGATTTGTGACAATCTCAGCTTCGCTTCTTTCTTAGGCTTCAAGCTCAAGGTCGTGGAGCCACTGTCTCACGCGCATGCCAACTTCTGTGGCCGACACACCTGCGAGGGGTGCCACAGGGAGATGTGCGACCTACCCAGAGCACTAGCCAAGTTTCCCACCACTTTCAAGCAGGGAGACTTGCGCAGTCTCGTTTTGGCCAAGGCCCTCTCTTACCTAGCCACCGACTCACACACCCCGATCATGAGCGTTATGTGCCGAGCCCTCGTTGCCAACCTTTCCCCAAAGGTCAGTGCCAGGTTGCTCAGGCGTCGTTTCGCAGAGGTCGGGTGGTATGACCGTGACCGGCTGAGAAGAGGGCTGGCTGCCAAGGAGACTGAAATACTGCCATGTTGCCGCGCGCACGTGGCGGTTGTCTTTGGGTGGTGCACCGCACTACAATTGGCATGGGAGCAACAGCTTGCTGGATGGGAATACGGCGTGACTGAGATACCCCCTGTCCTGGTTGAGTCTTACCTCACCGACACGAAGGGGTACACCATTCACCAGGGTTAGAGCCGGACTTGGTCTCCCGGCGGTGCCCTAGACCCGGTTGTCGTCCCTATGGACACTGAATCTTGCTGGCATCTGCCCGTTAGATCTACCTGCGTTCTCTGCAATGACAGGAAACAACCGCTCAGCCGCCGCCGGCCGCAAGGCCAAGGCTCTCAAGAGCCCCCAACCCCAGCCCCAGAAGCAAACCAGCTCCCGCAAGCGCAACAAGAGGTCGCGCAACATTGGTGGGATCATGCAGTCCCTAACAGCTCTGTCTCTGATGGAGTCTGGTAG